GTTCCGCGTCCCCGAGTGGACGGTCGCCGTCAACGACGACGCGACCGGGAAGAAGGCCCGCGCCTGGGTCTACCTGCTCGGCGCGTGGCACTCCGGCAACGACCCCGGCCCGAAGGAGATCATGCGGGCCACCGGCTACGGTGGAGGCATGGCGACGGCCCTGATCCCGGCTGTCGCCCGGTGGGCCATCGAAGTCGGCGCACGTCTACCGGAACGGTGGATCTCAAAAATGGGAACGATTCCGGAACGCTCCGACGCAGGACAAACGCCGAAAGCTGACGAGCCCCGGAACGACTCCGGAACGCTCGCCGACGAGCACGGGAACGCTTCACGCGCGCGCGTTCCTTTAACGAGATCAGAAGAGATGGTGGGTGTAGGTACAGCGACCGCTCCCGCGGTCGAGACACCCCCCGACCTCCCCGCCCTGCTCCAAGGGGACCACGCCACGGTGGCGGCGCTGGTCGCCTGCCGGGTGCTCACGGTGGACGACCTGACCCGACTGACGATGGGACGCCTCCGGTCGATCCGCGGGATCGGCCCGAAGCGGGCGCTGACGATCCGCGAGGCGCTGGCCGCTCACGGGAGGGACCTCGTCGTCGAGGACCTGCCGCCGGCGCGAAGGACCGTCGAGCGTCCCGGCTTTCGCAACCTCTCCGACCGGTGGTGCGCCGCGTTCAAGGCGTCCACGGGGCAGGAGTACCGGTGGACGGCGCGAGGGCGAGCTTCCGACCAGGCGGCGGTGGCGACGCTCTACGACGTCGTCGGGTGGTCGGCCGAACCCTCCGAGGCGGTCGTTGCCGACGCGGGTGGCACCGTTCGACGCTACCTCGGCGAGTGCAAGCGCATGGGCCAGGTCCCGACCCTCACGCACATGGTCGCCCAGCTTCCTCGCTGGAGGCAGACCGTCGACCAGCGAACCGGATCGATGGACCGCCGGGCGTCCCTGCTCGAACAGTTCCTCGACGGCGAGTCGCTGTCCGCTCCCACCCGCATCGTCATCGACACACCCACCAAGGCCACACCATGACCCCCAAAGAAGCCGGATCCCTCCTCGTCGTCGCCGAACTCGGCGGACTCACCCGCCCCGCCGCCCTCACCGGACGAGCACTTGAACCCGCCTGTCAGGTCTACGCCGACGCGCTCAACCGCGCCGGGGTGGATTTCAGTACCGCGCACGACGCGCTGCTCGCGTACCTCGCCGAGCCCCACGTCAGCGGCTTCCCCAAGGCGTGGCCGGACCCGGGGACGATCATCGCCCGCACGCCGGCCCACCGCGCCCGTGCTGCCCGGCTCGCGGACCTCGGCGGGCTGTTCGCGCGGATCCTGCGCTGCCGCGCCAGCATGGGGCCGGACGCCGGGGCGGACCTGTCGCGGATCGGCGACCTCGCCCCGGACGAAGTGAAGGCGGCCCGTGCCGCGGTCGACGCCCTCGGCGGGTGGCGGGCGCTGGGGTCCATCCCGGTCGACGGAGCCGGCTACGCGGTTGAGGCCAAGCGGTTCGCCGCTGCCTTCGACGCCGCGCTTCGAGCGATCCCGGTGGTGAAGTCGTCGGCACGGCTGACGGTGGTTCAGTGAAGGGCGCCCCGCACAATTGGGAGACGGAGCGTACCCTCCTCGGCGGGCTGCTCCTCGACTCCGGCCAGTACCCGGAGATCGCCGGCATCCTCGCGACGGACGACTTCAGCCGCCCCAACCACCGCGGGCTGTTCACACTCATCGGCGAGGTCGTCGGCCGCTACGGGTCCTGCGACATCGTGAGCCTGCTGGACGCCGCCGAGAGTAGCAAGGGGGGCAGCGAGGACTACGGGGGTGCCGCGTACCTGGCCGGACTTCCCTCGGCCTGCCCGAGCGTCGACAACCTGCCCGCCTACGCCAAGCGCCTCCGGGAGCACGCGCTCAACCGACGGCTGCTCACCGCGCTTCAAGGCCTTGTCGAGCTGGCGAAGGAGCCGGACCGGCCCGTCGTGGAGCTCATCGACACCGCGCAGGCGACCATCGCCGAGGTGGGGTCCGTCGCGCTGGAGGATCGACCCGTCGTCGAGCCTGAGGTGGTGGTCGACGAGGTGATGCGCGACATCGAGGAGCGGACCCGCAACCCGGGCGCGATCACGGGGGTCGCCACCGGGCTCCTCGACCTCGACCGGATGTTGTGCGGGTTGCAACGGCGCGACCAGGTGATCGTCGCCGCCCGCCCTTCGATGGGCAAGACCGCGCTGATGATGACCTGGGCGGTCAACATCGCGAGCCGGGGTGTCCCCGTCGGCATCGTCTCGCTCGAGATGGACCGGGCCAGCCTCATCGAGCGCGCCATCATCGGCCGTGCTCGGGTCGACGCGCAGGCCGTCCGCTCCGGCAACATCGACTCCGACCAGTGGCGCCGCCTTGGGAACGCCGCCGAGGAGGTGCGCGCCCTGCCGATCCACATCGACGATCGCCGCGGACCCACGGTCGCCACCCTGCGCCAGCGGATCCGCCGGATGCACCGCCGCTACCGGCTCGGGGTGGTGATGGTTGACTACCTCGGGCTCATCGCGCCGAGCTTCCCGAAGTCGAACAGCGAGCAGAACACGTCGCACAACTCGCGGGAGCTGCGCGCGTTGTGGGCCGAGATAGACGTGCCGGGGGTAGTGCTGTGCCAGCTCAACCGCGGGCTGGAGAGCCGGAGCGACAAGCGCCCGATGCCGAGCGACCTTCGCGACTCCGGCGCCGTCGAACAGGACGCCGACGTGGTGGTGTTCATCTACCGGGACGAGGTTTACAACGACGACTCGTCAGACCGCGGGACCGCCGAGCTCATCGTGGCGAAGCAGCGCAAGGGGCCGACCGGGAAGGTGCGCGCCGCGTTCCAGGGGCACTTCGTCCGGTTCGACAACCTGGCCGTGTCGGAGCCTGACCGCGGGAGCTACTACTGATGCCCGCCCCTGACGACGTCGGACGGATCGCCGTGCTCCTCCGCGGCGCCGACAGACCGACCCAGGAGGCGATTGCAGCCGCGTTCGGCGGGAGGGTGCAGCCGAGGACCGTCCGGGTAGAGACGTGGCCGTATGGGTGGGTGGTGACGGGGGTGGAGCGTGATGCTGGATTGACGAGCGTGTTGGAAATGACGGGTCCGTCATGATGTGCTACACTCCCGGCATGAGCGTGGTTCCGTTCATTGAGCGCGACACTCCGACCCGTAGGGGCCTGCGGTTGCTTGTGAGGCGGATCAAGGCGGAGCCGTCGTCCAGTGTGGACGAGCTCTCCGACGGGCTTCCGATTCCGCGTCGTAGGGTGGTCGAGGCCGTCAACATCCTGGCGATCGCTGGGGTGGTGAAGCTTGACCGGCGGGTGGACCGCGACCTCACCCCGCACCTGTTGGTCACCTGGCGGGATGGGTAGCCGTGCCGCGATGGGACGCCGACACCAAGGCGAAGGCGATGGGGGCGATGTGGGCCTCCGCAAGCGAGTACGCGGGGACGTGGATGCCGCACTACGCGCTTGTGTCGGAGCGTCTGTCGGTGCCGATCAACACGCTGAAGAGGTGGTGGCTGGAGAGGGACGTGACGGAGGACAGCACGCACCGGGCCGCGGTCGTTCGCGCGCGGGTGACGGCCTCCGAAAACGGCGCGCGGGAGTGGTTCGACCAGGTCCTCAAGCTCGGGCAGGATCGCGTCACCGACCTACTGACGGAGCGGCGTCATGTCGGCGCTGAAGTCGACGCCTCTGCGCGTGCGACCAAGAGTGCGCTCGAAGCCGGGATCCTCGTCGCCGGGCACCTCGGCCTCACCGGCGACGCTGACGCCGGAGACGGCGGAGAGAGTGCAGCGGTTGTCGAGGTCCGAGTTCGAGGCGCTCTGGCTCGCGTCCGCGCCGACTGATCAGGGCGCGATCCTCCGGGCCCGGTGCCGGACCGACCTCGAGCTGTTCTGCCTCGCGTTCCTTGCCGACTGGTTCCCGGCCTCGTGGTCCCCGATTCACCGCGAGCTCCTGGCGATGGAGAAAACCCCCTGGTCATCGCGCGACCACATCCGGCGGGAGGCATGGATCGCGCCTCGCAAGAGCGCCAAGACCACGCTCGCCGGGAAGGGCGACATCGTCCACGACATCGTCTACGGGTACGAGGTGTGCGTCCTGCTGTACTCCACGAAGTACGAGGACGCCGAACGCATGGTCAAGGAGGTCCACCAGCTCTTCACGGAGCCGCGGACCGCGCCGGAGCTCCACGCCGTGTTCGGCCCGTTCGACGTGACCGGCACCGCGACCGAGTTCTCCGTCCGCTGCGCCACGGGCGACCCGATGGGAACGCAGCTCGCGTCGAAGAGTTTCGGGTCGTCCGGCCGCGGCCACCTCTACCGTGGGCGTCGGCCGTCGAAAGTCATCATGGACGACATCGTCCACCCGCAGCACGTTCAGAGCCCCGACCAGCGGGCGAAGGACTGGCGTTTTCTGAACGGCGACGTGCTTAAGAGCGGGGACGTTTACACGCTGTTCAGGATGCTGAACACGATCCAGCACGCCGACGACACCCCGTCTCGGGCCTCGCGCGACCCCCGGTGGCGTGTCAGGAAGTGGCGGGCGCTCATCAAGTGGCCCGATCTGGGCCGGTGGGAGGAGATCCGCCGGTTGTGGGCCAACCTCGAGGACGCCGACCGAGAGGAGACCGCACGCGCCGCTTACGATGCGCGCCGAGCGTGGTACGACGAGGGCGCCGAGGTGCTGTGGCCGGCGAAGAGGCCGCTCGTCGACCTGATGTTCGACTTCTGGGCAGACCCGGCGAGCTTCTACGCCGAGGACCAGAACGAGCCGCGCGATCCCTCGCAAGCGGTGTTCGAGATCGAGCGGTTCCGCCGCTGTCGTTGGCAGGGGGCGACGATCCTGACCTCCCGCGGAACAACCGTTGCTCTCGACGACTGCAGAACCGCAATCTGGCTCGACCCCTCGTCAGGCCAGGCGAACCGCGACCGGCCTGCGATTGCCCTGGTGGCGGCCGACCCGCACGGGTGGCGCTACGTCCTGGCGACGGACATCCTCCGCCGCGCGCCCTCGGCGCAGCATCAAGCCCTGTGGTCCACCTGGGAGCGCGTCGCCAACACCCGCCCCCGCGTCGGGATGGACGTCACCGGCACCCAGGGCCTACTCGGCGAGGCGTTCGAGCGCATCCGCACCGAGCGACGCAAGGCCGGCAAGGCGTGGGCCATGCCCATCGACGGCTACTCCCTCACCGGCGAGAAGAAGTCCCGGATTAGCCGCCTTGAGCCCGACGCGCACAACGGATGGATTGAGTTCGACCTTGCCCTTCCTGGCGAGGTGCTGGAGGAGTTCCGCGACCACCCGACCAGCACCTTCGACGACGCGATGGACGCGATCGAGCGGGCCGACTGGCTGTTGACGGGCGGTAACGGTGAGGTACAACGTACAACCGGCCTCGGAGGCTGAATGCCCAACCCCGTTTTTCTGCCCTACCCTGGCGACCCAGACCGCCCGATCCCTGTGGACGTCTACCCGCAGAACGAGGAGGAGTGGCGCGAGCGGTACGAGCGGCTGTGGCACGCCTACCTGCTCGGGGACTACTCGGTCGGGGACGCGAAGCGGTATCACCTGTTCCGGGCGCTGGACGAGAACGGGAAGGAGATTGACTTCGTCCGCCGGACGTTCATGTTCTACCGGTTCATCACCGACACCGACGTGCGCGGCTTCATGGGGCAGGCCGGCCTGACGTTGGAGATCAAGGGCGAACGCCCGGCCGATCTCGTGGCCGGCGAGGGCGTGTGGGAGCGCTCCGGCGTCGGCGCCCGGCTGTCGACCTGGATGCGGATGGCCGCCGCGATGGGCGACTACTGGCTTGAGGCGGTCCGCATGGAGGACGGCGCGGTCCACATCGTCGGGTATGATCCGCGCTCCGTGACCCCGAAGTACGACACGGCGACGGGGACGCGGCTGGAGGGCGCCACCGTCCGGCTCGACTACGTGGAGGACCTGCTGACGCACGGCACGCTCGCCGACGCCACCTCGACTCCGCACACCTACGTGCGGCGCATCGACGCCACGGGCATTGAGGAGGAGCTCGACGGCCGCTCGCTGGGCAAGAAGCCGCACAACCTCGGGACGGTGCCGATGGTTCACCTCCGCTGGACGCCCTGGGACCAGCCGGAGCACTCTCTCCCGGCGCCTCACGGGATCGACCAAGCCGTAATGCGCCTCGACAGCTTCGCTACCCAGGTCGGCGCCATCTCCAACCGCTACGGCAACCCGCTCCTCATGGTCAAGGGCGCTCGGCTCGGCGCCGGCACCGAAAGCGGCCTGTTCGGGCGGATCTTCAACGCGGTCCCGGCCGACGCGGACATCAAGTACGTGGAGGCCGGCGCTACGGCAGTCGGGCCGATCCTCGACGTGATGAAGGAGGTCATCGCGCACGTCCGCGAGACGTCGCCGGAGTTCCTGTTCGCCGAGAGCTCGGCGCAGGAGTCCGGCGAGGCGCGCAGCTACCGCGCGAGCGCGTTCGAGCTCAAGATCAACGAGGCGCGCAGCATCAACCTGCCCGAGCTGGCGACCATCACTGCCTACGCCGTGGCGATGGAGCGGAACGAGGTTCACGTCGAGGGACGCTACCCCTTCCGAATCGACACCTCCCCGGTCCTGCCCCGGAACCTCGTCGTCGACCTCGACATCCTCGAGCGCGCGTCGAAGTGGATGACGATGGAGGACCAGATCCGCTACCTCCAGGCCCGCGGGATCATCGGCACGGAGCACGACCCGGGCGAGTACGCGACCCGGGTGACGGAGGAGCGCTCGGCGCTGGCGGTCGAGTTCATGCGCGAGACGCCAGGGAAGGACCCGGCCGTATGAGCGCCGACGAGACCGAGGACAACGTCGACATCGTCGTCGAGCGCGAGAAGTTCACGCAGGCGACTGGACACACCGCCGCCGAGTGGATCGAGCGGCGCCGTGCCGGAGAGATCCCGTCGACGTCGCAGAACTACGCCCGCGACGTCGAGGCGCGCTGGCTGACGCGAGAGGGGTAGCCCGTGTCCATCAACGAGAACGCCGTCGACGAGGTGATCGGACACCGGCTCGCGCTGCTCCGCTTCGAAGGCGGCGCGGTTCGCGACCTGCTCGCGGTCTACGACGGGGCGCTGGAGGACGTCGTCGCCGAGTTAGCCCGCGCCGAGGCGGCCGTCGCCCGAGGATCGCTGAATCAGGCCCGCGTCGACCGGCTCCGGGAGGTGGCGGCGCAGCTCTCCGACCGCGTTCGTGAGCTCAACCGGATCGCACGGGATGGCCTCACCCAACGGCTGGAGGAGGCCGCCGACGCCGAAGTGGCGTTTCAGGCCGGCGCGTTGTCTCGCGCGGTCGGGATCACGTTCACCGGCATCCCGGACGCCGCGGTGCTGGAGGCGCTGTCCTCCCCGCTCGGCCCCTCGTGGGTCACGCGGCTGTCGACGGACCTCTACGAAGCCACCTCATCGCTTCAGGGCGTGCTGGGCCGCGCGCTTGCCCAGGGCGCCTCCATGCCCGAGGTCGCGCGCCAGATCCGCACCGCCACGGGGCTGGTGGAGACCTACCGCGGTCGGATGATCGCCATCGCGCGCACGGAGATCCAGCGCGTCTCGAACGATGTCGCGATTGCCGGCTACGAGGCCAACGCCGACGTGCTCTCGGGCGTCCAGTGGCTCTCGACCCTCGACTCGCGGACGTGTCCGGTGTGTGCGCCCAAGCACGGGACGGTCTACCCGCTGGTTGCGGGCCGCGTCACGCGCCTCGACCGCCGGCCGCCCCTGCACCCGCGCTGCCGGTGCTTTCTCGCGCCGGTGGTGAAGGAGTGGGACGAGATCGTGTCGGTTGGCAAAGAGGCCATGCGCGATCAGGACCTCTACGACGGGCAGGCCGCCAACGAGACAACCTTCGACGCCTGGCTCCGGCGCCAGCCTGCCGCGACCGCTGACGACATCCTCGGCCCGACCCGCGCGGCCCTGTGGCGGTCCGGCACCCCGCTCGACCGGTTCAGCGACGGGCGCCGGGTGCTCTCGCTGGGTGAGTTGCGCGCACAAACCGTGTCCGTAGGCGGATAGTTCGCTGGGTTGCGCGCAGTACGCGCGTGGTGTTCCTCCGGCGGCTGGGACATGGTGAGGCCATGCACCTCCTCCGACTTCCGTTCCGCGCCGAGGGTGATGCCGGCGGCGCGGGCGAGCCCAAGGTCGATCCTCCCGCCGGCCAGAAGGCTGACGAGGTCTCCGCGCTGAAGGAACAACTCGCGAAGCTGCTTGCCGCCGACGCCAAGCGCCTCGACGCCGAGAAGAAGGCCGCCGACGCCGACGCCAAGAAGCGCGGGGAGCACGAACAGCTCCTCAAGGTGAAGGAGCAGGAGGCCGCCGAGCTTGCCGACAAGGTCAAGGGCTACGAGAAGGCCGAGGCCGCTCGCCTCGCCAAGATCGACGCCGCCAACGCCAAGCGTATCAAGGAGATTCCGGAGATCCGGCGGTCCCTGGTGCCCGCCGCGCTGACCGTCGACGCGCTCGACGACTACCTCACCACCAACTGGCCGCTGCTCAAGGGCGACGAGACCTCAACCGGCACCCGTCGTGCCACCACCGGCGCCGACGACATCGCCCTCACCCCGCAGATCATCGCCGACGCCGCCAAGCACGGCATGGCGCCCGAGAAGTGGGCCGAAATCCTCAAGAAAGCGGGCCGAATCAAGCCCGCCGCAACCGCCTAAGGAGACCTCATGGCCGCCGACAAGTACGGATACCGCTACGGAACCCGGCTGCTCGTGCAGTACGGCGTCGATTCCAGCGTCGCCACCGCCCTCACCAACGGCGACCACGTCAAGTGGGCGACCGCCGGCTACGTGACCGTCTGCGGCGCCGGGGACAACCCGATCGGCGTGGTGGCCGGCGACGTCACCCCCGGGTCGGCCGATGGCGACGTGTCCGTGATGGTCGACATCTCCGAGTGGTCCGTCTACGAGTACCCCCCCGACACCGGCTCGGTGACGGTCGGCCTCGTCGGGCTCACCGCGGACCTTGGCGGCGCGCGCTCGATCGACATCGACGCCAGCGCCGACGACAACATCAAGATCGTCCAGGTCGACACGGTGAAGAACACCCTGTTCGTCCGGCACCTCTACCCTGTCACCGGAGTGGCGTAGCCCATGAGCAGCATCGACCCCAGCCAGATCCCCGGCCTTGTGACCGACGCGGGCTACCCCGTGATGCTGGAGATGTACGGGCAGGAGCCCACCGTCCGCGGCGAAATCTTCGAGATCGTGCCCATCGACGGGACCGAGTACGGCGTGACCGAGCGGGTCATCGTCGGCGCGGACGAGCCCGCGCTCATCCCGTACGGTGCCCCCTCGCACTCCCGCACCGTGGACGAGGGCTACCAGTGGTTCATGAAGGTCCACAAGATGGCCGAGGACCTGGTCATCCGCGAGGAGGAGTACCGGAACGCGAACGCGACCGCGATCCTCACCGCCAAGATCGCGTCGAACGCAGGCCGCTTCGGGCA